TCGGGCGGGGCGTCAGTCGGCAACACTGTCGTTGCACCGACTGTCGCGGAGTCTCCGTGATCGATGCTCAGTGTCGTCGCCTTGCGTTTGTAGGAGATCACCTCTTGCCAGTCATATCCCCACTTGTAAATGCTCGTGCCCAGATGTGCCATCTGTTCAAGGCCCCACTTAGTCTGGGTCTTGAAAGCACACTTATCCATGATGAACGAAAACATCGCTGTCTTCGCATCAATGACTTTCTGGCTCGTGCCCGGACGTGGGCGTAGGAGCATCGGAGGGTCGTCGTAGAACAGGCCCTTATAGAGTTGCGGTACAACCGCATTACAGACCTTCGCAACAGTGAAACGCTGCACATTCGGTTCAAGAACGTACGTGTTCTCGTATACCGTCATTGGACGGGGCGATTGGTACAGAAGGTCTGCGTCCCGCCACAACAGCGTGTACTGTTTATTCGCAATAAAGGCTTTAGCCAAAGCTGCGCTTTGAACCACTAAGGCTAAATCTTTATCGATAGCCTTAAGTTCGCCTTGTACTGTAAAATCTTGCGCCGTAATTTGTGCGTTTGGATTTCCATCTGGCACAATCCCTACGTTATCGAGTTGAGTATCTGGCATGATTTTTCCTTCAACCGTTCTCGGTAACGACGGTTTCGTATCGCCCCTAAACTCGGAGTTGCACTTCGACGTTTACGGTTTGCATTCGCAACTTCAGGACACTTAACACCCAATCGAGCCGTGCTCAAATGTTGTCGATGAATTTTCGACTTAGGTATGCCTACTTGCGCCAACCGCATCTTCTCGATACTTTCAGGCTTGTGCTTGCCCCAGCGAGTCGCACCGCCCGTGCCGCCTTCCGCAAGATTGTAACCAATCTCAGGATTGCGAGTTTCAAGGGTGCGAATGAAAAACTTTTCAAGCGATCCCGCTTGCTCTCGGTCAATGGCGTTAACCAATGATCGAATCCCAAACGACTCTCGCCCGTGCTTGCGAATGGCTCGATACAAATGCGGCTTATCCCCTGCCCGTGCCTTGCCGAGTGCTCGTCCGCAGTTCAAGACAAGATACTCAGCCAACTCTCCTTCATGGATGCCGATGTAAACTTTTCCGTTTACACGGTTCGTGAGTGCGTAAACGTACAAGTTGTCCTCCTCAACTAAAAAGTTCCCCCAGAGGGTCTTGCGTTGCCTCGTATGCCTCTTGTGCAGCCTGTTGTGCCAATTCACTTGGGGCCATGTCGGGAAATTCCAACGCCGCGTTATGTGCGTTGTACTTTGCGTACTTCCCGTCACCGTATGTTTGGTCGTAGAAGGACTTGCCCTTCATGTCCGGCACAAAGTCGTGAGCGGCGGAAGTCATCTTACCTTCAATGTCCGCATAATCCGAGAACTGGTTGACAAGGATCGACATAGCATCCACGATGTCATCGTGTGTGCTGGCTGCGGTCCCGAACTTCGACATCTCATCGTACAGATCATTCAGACCGGGACATGTGTTGATGAACCGAAGTCTGTCGTCTCCGAGGAAGCGGAGCACTGGACCTGCCTTGACTTTCTTCGAGTTCAGCTTGCTGCCCTGTCCAAGCGGCACTAGTTCAATCGGAACCCGAACTTTCAGCTTGTCCATCTCTCGATAGACTTCTCGCTGGATGTACTTGATTGCGCCCGATTCTTCAATGCAGATGCGCTTCGGTCGCCACTGGAGTGCCGTCGCTGCGATCATCTGCGGGAGTTCATACTCGTTGTACTTGCCCCGCTTCATGTCTATAATGTAGAATCGACCGCCATAAATAAGAGCGGTGAGGATGACCGTGTAGTCCGCCCAACTCTTCGTTGAGTAGGCTGTATCCACGCAGGTAACAATCATCCCTGTTGAGGGGAGTTCCATCGCGTTGACTGTCCGACGCACCAGCAGTTCCTTCGGGAACTTGATGACGTGCATCTGAGTTGGGTCATTCAGATACTTGATCGCGAACCACGGATCGGTCTTACGAAGATCGTGGAGTTTCTTGTAATCGAGGGAGTGAGGGTTCCCCGGCTCATTGAACCAGAGTTCGTAATCCGTCTCCAACATCTCATCGTCGATCTTGCCAAGTTTCTTCGCGGCGTCGTTCGCCCACCACGCGGCACGAATGTAAACCTTCATCGGAAAGTCTTCACCTTCGATGAGGTACTTGTCCCTGTTTCTAATGTCCTGACCGTACGTATCTTCAGAGTCGTACCACGTTCCGATCTTATCGTAGAATCCGAACGGGTGGAGAATAGCACGATCAATGCTGACCTTCTTGTTGATGTTTTTCATCCGATCAACAGTCTGGGAGTTTTCTTCTGTCACCACGTCATCGAGTTTCTGAATGCAGACGTGCCATCCAGCAAGGTTCTGCTCAATGGACGCAGCGAACACGGTCGGTTCCTTCTCGACCATGCCAACGGCGGGAGTCTGGTACTCGGAACTTTTGCCCTCATCAGCAGGAATACAATGTTCAGGAAAAAGTACCTGAAATAGACTAAGGGTTCCGTCATTCATCCTGCGCGGTCGCAACTGCTTCTTACCGAAGATATCAGTTGTGCCACCCTCTTCGAGCGTGAAGTGCCCCTTGATCTCACCGACGAAGTCATTCGCCAACTTAAGGACGCCTGTCAGCACGAGGATCGTAATCTCGGGGAAACAGATGATCCACTGGACGCAGTCCGCCATATCAATAGATGACTTGAAGCCGCCACGAGGGACTAATAGGAGGCGTTCCTTCTTATCGATGTACTGGATGGCGAACTCTTTGAATGTCTTGAATGTCGGATTCTTGCGAACGAAAAAGTCGTTGCAGATTTCTTCGTGGGTGTTGTGAACTGTGCCATCCGTGAAGACGTACTCGCGGTCAGTCGTATCCTTGTACTTCTCCAGCAGTTTGCAGAGGAAGAACAGGTTAGTCTGGGCGAGGAAGCGATATCGTGCTACCGTCTCGCCGTCCTCAAGACCGTAAGTCTTGCAGACCTTCGTCAGCTTCTCGCGATGCTCAGGCGTCAGCCGTTTAACGCTGGCGACCGCCATCTCTGTGATTTGTTCTGGAGTGCAATCCCGATACTGGTAGTTCTTGTCGTGTAGATGCTTCTGATACAACTCATCCAAGTATTCGGTCTTCACAACTCCTCCGTGCTAGATTTACTCCTAATGCCTTATTTACTGGCGAGTAAATTTACGCTGTGGGGTAAACTTACATCGCGGGTGCGGCTGGTGCTGCCCCTGCGGCTGCGTTGGGTGCAGCGGGTTCCGGCATCGGTGACGGTGCTGCTGTCATCGGAGCCGCCCCATCTGTACCAGCGTCGTGTGCATCCATGTGATCGTGAACACCCTGCATGTCCTCGAACACATGCGTCTCATCAGGGTGATGCGTCGGAGAATGATGCTTGTGCGTAACGATGTGCTTTCCGTTATGGGACTTGGAATGCACCATCTCTTTGATCTCTTTCTTGGGCTTTTTACTGCCAGCCGTAATCATGTCGTAAGGCGTTGCCATGTGATCTCCCTTTTTGCTATCTGGATTGTCTTTCTCAGGCGTGACTTTCTCGCCTTCGTGCAATTTGTAAATTCCTGTCTTCGGGACACTCGGTGTGCCCTTCTTAAGTGACCCGAGTGGCCTCACCATGTCGGATACGTCCATCCGCTTTTCTTTCCCCTGCGTCCCGTAAGGCCCCGGTGCTGGAATGCTGCGTGCTTTCGCCTTCGGCGTAGCAGGCTGGGCGGACGGTTCAGTCGAAGGCGTGACGGTCACTGATGCGGGGATTTTTGGATTCAATTCCTGCATCGCTTGGCGACGAGCCTTCACTGCCTCGCCGGTCGGTTGGTCGCCGGGGTTCAACGTTTGGGCTGGATCGAATTCCATATGATTCCTTTCGTCAACCGTTAATTAGGCGGTTGAATCAAAACTTGAAATTCTTCAACTCTTTCCAACGGCTTCGAGCGTGTTGACGCAGGCCCTTGCCGGGATCGTAGTCTTGATACAGAGAATGAAACTTGCGC